CCAGCGTTGCCGCCTGAGGCCGTCAGATAGCCGCCGCCAACACGCCCGCCGCCACCACCAGCCCGGCTGTTCGAGCCGCTGTAGCTCCAGCCCAGGCCAGACATGATCTCGTAGTCGGCGCCAGAGCTGCCGTTGGAGCCGGCCGAGGCAGATCCACCAGGACCACCCGCCTGCGGACCCTGAGAGCCGCCGCCGCCGCCCGCGATGAGCAACGCCGTGGCGATCGAGATTGTATTGACGAAGACGCCTGAGAGACCGCCGCCGCCCGCCCGCTCGTTCTGAGACTGGCCCGGGCCGCCGAAGCCGACCGTGAGGCGACCATCCTTGGAAAGACCGCCCTGCCCCACGATGAGGTAGAGCATCTCGCCATGCTTCACGAGACCGGAAGGACCGACAGAAACCGTGCCGGCGACATACCCACCAGGGCCACCAAAGCCGGTGCCGTTGTTGTCGTTACCACCACCGGCGCCCCAGACTTTGAACTGGATCGCGGTGATGCCATACGGGACGCGGAGCGGTTGAACCTTGCGCGAGACACCGAGTCCCGCGATCATCTTGGTCGCGTTGCGGGTATTCAGCGGATCAGTTTCGACATCATAGATCCACCGACCGCGAGCGATCGAGGTCGACGCGGCGACGCCGTTGCCATTCAGTGTGCTGGCTTCGATCGTGCCGTCCGCGTACCAGATGCAGACCTTGGAGCCGAAGTCGGCGACGATCTGCGGCGGAAGCAGCGCACCGGGCGGAATGAAGGTCGAGCCATAGATGCTGAGAGAGTTGCCGCCGTTGTCATAGGTATAGAACTGATGCTCCATACCTTCGGGCGTGCGATGCCCGAACATCCCCATCTGGGCCCAGTTGTTCGTGGGGTTCCATTCAATGTCGTTGCCCGAGAGCCAGTAGAACACTGGGTCGCCGTCCGGCACACCATTGCGGAAACCCGGATGTGTCGTGATGAGCGGCCGCTTGGTGATGGTGATACCGGCTGCGATCATATCGACCGCCTTCATCGTGCCGGTCGTGCCGTCGATCTCGATACCAGCGTACGGGTTGCCGCTGCCATCTTCGGCATAGTTACCCGAACGCATCAGATTGTTGTCGATGTCGATCAACAGACCACCGACACCATTCTGGATGATACCCGCACTGAGCGTACCGACGTTCGCCGTGATGGCTGACAGGACCGAGACGTTGAGGAGCGAAGCGGTGATCGACGCCGCCTGGATGTTCCCAGCCGTGATCGTGCCAGCAGCAATCTTGTTGCCGGTGATCGTGGCAGCAGCGATGTCGTTGGCGACGATTGCACCAGCTGCGATCTTGCCGGCAGTGATCGCACCAGCGGCCAGCTCGTTCGCCGTGATCGTGCCGGCAGCGATCTCGTTTGCTGTTATCGCTCCGGCCGAAATCTTCGCCGTGGTAATCGCGCCGTTCTTAATCAGCGTGCCTTCACTGACGCGCATCACGGAGATGTTCGTCATGTAGACGGTGCCTGTGCCCGCGTTGGCGTCGCGAGCCATGCGGAAGCGCATCGCCGACACACCCGCACCAATCGTGACCGTGAGTGTATAGGTCAGCCAGCCAGTGGTATTGACTGTGACGTTGACGAGATGCGCCGTGGCGTTGGTCGTGCCATCCGCGCCAATCGTCGTGAGATAAAACTTGATGAGGTTAGCGGCCGTCGTGGTCGCCGCTGCATCGACCGAGATATAGAACTGGTCGCCCGGCTTGCACGGGTACGGGCTGCTCCAATACATGTCGCGGTTGGTCGCATCGACACCGATCGACAGCATGTAGGGCGTCGGAGCGATCGACTGGGGCGACGAGCCGCCGCGCGCAACGATGGTCCACAGAGCCGCTTCGAGATCGGTCCAACCGTCGAAGTTGTTGGCGGCGAACGAACCGTTCTGGATGATGTTGTCGAAGTTGCCAATCGCCAACTGCTTCGCATTGATCGAGTTGGCTGAGATGTGACCACCGGTGATCGTATCGGCAGCGATCTTGTTGCCGGTGATCGTGGCCGCTGCGATTTCATTCGCCGTGATCGTCGCCGCTGCGATGTTGCTCGCGGTGATCGTCGTGGCTGCGATCTTGTTGCCGGTGATCGTACCAGCTGCGATGTCATTGGCGACGATGGTGCCAGCTGCGATCTTGCCCGCGATCACGGCGCCTGCTGCGATCTCGCTTGAACCGACAGACCCGGCGGCGAGCTGAGCGGCGGTGACCGCATCGGCAGCGATCTGCGTGGTGCCAATGGCGCTGGCGGCGACGTGCGCAGCGGTGATAGCCAGATTGGCGATCAGCGGGCCAGTGATGGCGCCGGGTGAAACCTTCGTGCTGTCGATGGCAGCAGCCGCGATGGCTGCGTTGTCGACCGCTCCGGCAGCGATGTCGGTATTGACCAGGGCGCGTGGGATCGCAGAGGCGACGCCTGAGAAGCTGCTCTTGTTGCCGCTCTTGTCGACTGCCTTGAGCCAGAAGTAGACCTGCGTCCCGGCAGCCAGGCCGTCCATCACGACGGACGTGCCGATCATGTCCCCGGCCAGGACGGCGGTGCCCGAGTTGTTCGTGGTGTTCTTATAGATTTCGACGTGATCGAAATCGGCGTCCGCCGGATTCGTCCAGCTCAGGCCGACAGACTGGAAGCCAACCGAAGCGGCCAGCCCGGTAGGAGCGGCCGGCGGGGTGAAGTCGGCGTCACCCGCATTGAAGACGATCGCCTGGGTAGACGCGGAGTAGTTGAGGCCAGTCTTGCTGAACAGATCGTAGTAGGCGATCTTGACGTAGTGCGTGCCAATCGGCTTCTGCACGATGAAGTTCGTGGTCGGGCCGTCATAGACCAGCGTGCCGCCGCTCGGCGTGAAGCCTGCACTGCCGTCGATGTGGACCTGGATGCCGCTGAAATCTCGGAGGGCCGGCACCGCGCACTGCCCGATGATCCAGGAATTGTTGACCGTGATCTGGATGCCGGTCGGGGCCGCCGGGGCGGTGTTATTGACCGTCAGGGTGATCGGGTTAGATTCGGCACCGTACTGGTCGCGAGCGTTGACCTGGATCGTGAACTGACGGATCGGTGTGCCGCCGTTGTCCGCCACGTTGTCGGAATACTGGTACTGGAACTCCTGGACGAGCGTGCTGACCTCGCGCACGACCGTCACGCCGTTCAGGATGCGAACCACATAGTCGTGGTGGAACGTGTCCTCGACCATGTCCCACGCGAAGCGGGGCGACCGGCTCTCGTAAACCGTCGCGTACGGTTCATCGAGCATGACGATGGTGTTGACCGGGACCGGGGCGCGCGTCTCGCCGGAGGTGTGATGGATGATGAAGAGCGGCTTGCTCTCGACACCCTGGACGGAGACCGCAGTCACACCGAACAGGAAGTCGCCCGGCGGGAAGCCAACATAGGAGTAGTTGAGTTCCGTCGTCTCCGTCATCAGAGTCAGCGGGCCGTCGTTGAACCGCTGATAGAGACGATACTTGATGGCGCCAATGCTCGGGCTAGGATCCCAGCTGATCTGGAGAACCGGCGTGCTGACGGCACCGATCTGCATGGTGCCCGGGGTGACGCGCACGTCCGGCACCGGCAGGATGAGATCGAGATCGATGTTCGGGTCGCCCACGTCGATAGGGCCAGGAGCGTCACCGTCGATGACAGTCCACTTCTCGCGGTTGACCTCGATCGCGGTGATGACGACGTTGTCCGGGTCATCCTCTTCAGGCACGATGGTCTGGACGCGGAACGCCTTCGGCAGACCAATGGTCGCCACGGCTTCGATCGTGAACACGGTGTTGTCGGACAGTGCCGGCAAATCGGTCGTCGTCGTCAGAGTCGTGAGAGCGCCGTTGCTGCTGCCTTCGAGCGTGCGCTCGATGATCTCGAACTCACCCGCATCGTTGACGGTGTCGAACTTGACCTTGTAGGTGATGCCAATCTCTTTGGTGAAGGCATCACGAAGGGTGAAGGTCGCGGGACCAGTGACTTCCTTGACACGGCCACTGAAGCCGGTGCTCATGGTCTGGTCGCTGATCAGGATGATCCGATAAGGAGCGAGGTACAGACCCTGACGGTTCGTCTTGAAGGTCACGACCATCGTCTCGGTCGTGCTGGTGATCAGCTTATACTTCGCGCGAGCGATCGCTTCTGACTCGTTCGTGCAGCCGACCGCCGTGAAGTTGAGCGGAATGCGGCCGTAGTAATCGATATGGTCCTGGTCGAAGACGCGACGACGGTCCTCTTCCCAGTTCAGATCGGGGTTGGTATAGGCTACGGTGATGTCGTTGAAGCGCGTGGACGGATCAGTCCACGAGTATGAGAAGACACTGTCGACGACGTTCTCGTTCGTGAACAGCTTGACGGCCGGCTCGTCGATGTCGATCTTGATGCTGCCGAAGCCGTTGCCGTCGTCGAAGAACCGGCCACCGAAAGTACCGGCGATATAGTCGACTGCCTCGCGCCCACTGCGCGGTTCGGTCAGAAGACCATTGAAGGTGAAGCGCGGGCGAGTACCAGCCTGCCCGTTGTCAACCTGCTGATCACACCACTGCCCCGCTGCATAAACGTCGAACTTGTCCAGCACGATCGGGTAGTAGGCATTCATCCCGTAGCGAGTATTCTCGACAAGATCTTTGACGATATAGGCTGGATTGTTGGTGTAAGAGAGAATCCACAGGCCGTCCCAGATGCCAGTGTAGACTCGCGTCTCGGCATTGTAGTTGCTCGGGACTTTGACGATACGGCCGTGATAGATGCCCCACAGTTCTGGTAGGCTGGAGAACTGATCCGATGCCCGAGCGAGCATCTGGATGGTTGCCGTGTTGGGGAAGTTGAAGGTCTTGGCAACGACTTCCTGGAAAGACTCCCACGCCACATCGGCGTGCTTTTCGGTGTCTGAATCGAGCGGCGACTGCTTCGTGATCCGAAGGCTGTAGCCCTCGTTGATGCGCGGAACCGGGATGCGCAGCTCGCGCACACACTGCGAGGTGATGCGCTCGGTGATCGTGACGACGCCGTTGACAACGTCGTTTTGGACGATCGGCTGGATTGTCTGACCGGCCTGGACCCAGATGCTGCCGTTATAGAAAAGGGTTTGGTTGCTGCCGAACTTGGTCGTCAGCCAGAAGTCGCCGATGATCGGCGAGGTCGGATTGTTCAGCGCGCCGCTACTGCCGACCACGAATGCTTTGCGCGGGAAACCGATCTCGGTCCACGACCAATAGCTGATCGCCGCGCCGGTCGTCTTGACGGCGGCGGTCGCCGCGACCCAAGACGAACCATTCCAGACGTAGGGCTTGTTGTCCTCGGTGGTCTTGAACCAAGTCGGCTTGATGTCGCCGGCACCAGGGTTTGGCGGCGTGGCTGACTGCCAATAGATGACACGATCATCCGGCGAAGGCAGGACGTTCTCGTTGCCATTGGTGAAAGCTTCATACTGCTCGAAGTCGCCGCCATCGAAGTAATCGGGCGGCACGACCGTGCCTGGGATGTTGAGCCACGTCCCGGAGCTGTTGGCCTTGTATTCGACTTTGAGCTTGAGGGTGCCCTTCTTCGGCTTCTCGTCATCTTCGACATAGAGCTGCGAGATGACCAAGCGCACATCGAGGTAGTCGATGTTGGCCACGGTGCCCGAGCGGACCACAGACACGCCGCTCGCGAGGTTAACTGCAACTGACGTTGACGTACCGAAGCCGCCAAGTTGCGAAGTTATATCTTCGCCCGCGTCGCCACCGCCACGGAAAGTCAACTTGAACTTATCGAAGTTGGTCTCACCGCCCGCATCGCGAAGCGGCGTCTCACCTACATGGAAGGACTTGTCGCCGTCCTTCAATCCCTTGATCGGGCCCTCGGACAGCCCGAGCAGGACCTCGACCAGATCGGTCGAGAAGGTTGTGTCGGACGCATTTGATGCGCTAGCCGCTCCAGATTTGGCTACCTTGAACTGCTTCGCATCAACTGGCGCGTTCATTAGTGGACCGTCTTTCCCCGTTCGTAACGTGAGCGCATCCAGGCCAGACGTTCGGCGCCTTCCTCCGGGGTCAGCTCCCAACGGACGAAGTTCAAATCGTCGGCATTCGGATCGATGATCGCGACCGGGCACGAGAAGGCGGCGCGGTCCTGAAGGTTCAGCTCGTCGGCGTACCGGTCGTAGGCCTTGTACGAAGCGATGCGGATGGCGTGGAAGATCCGGCTCGTGCCTTCGTGAGTGCCAATCGAATAGCCGCTCTGGTGAGTGTCGCCGGCCGCATAGATGTCGAATTGACCATCGAGCAGCGCACGCTTCATGATGCCGTAGTTCTCAGACCACTGGCTCTTGCCCGGGAAGTCGTGTGCAGCGAAGATCTTGCACGAGCGACCATTGGAGAAGTTCAGGCTGATCCGGGCGCGCGACGGACGATTGATCTTCGTGTGGTTGCGCAGGATGTAGTTCAGGATGTTGTTGTGACCGGCCCAGGCATCGTGGTTGCCCTGGACGACGAACAACCAGTTGACCCGCTGGAGGAACTCTTCGAGGAGAGCCTTCGCTTCCTCGGCGCTCGTCGACTGTTCGGCCCAAAGGCGGGCGAGTTTGCCCACCCAGTTGTTATAGAGATCGCCGAGCAACCCGGCGTAGAGACCCGGCTGGCCATTCGAGAAGATGTCGACGTCATTGCTGAGACGCCCGATGTCTGTGCCATCGTCGTCGACGTGCCAGTCGCCGAACAGGCCGAGACCGATCGGCATGTCCGTCTTCACTTTGACGTTGATGAGCTTGTCGTATTCCTTCGACGCTTGCTTCGCGCGGAAATCAATCTTCCGACGCTCGATCAGTTCATTGACATCGATCTCCGGCGCCGGAGCTTCCAGCTCGACATCTTCTTCAGCTCGTTTCAGCGCGCGACGAACGTCCCACTCACCGATACCAAGGTGGCGAGCAGCGGCGCGATTGCTGCCATGAACATCAATTGCTTGGCGAATCTTTTCGATAGACGGCTTCATTCTGTAACTGCCTTGTTCAATGCGGTGATGTCGAAGGAGAGGAAGTGACCGGAGACTTTGTATTCGCCGTAGAGGATCGGAATCCGGGTTCCGATTTCGAGCGTGTTGCCGGGCGCCCCGAGGTATCGAGACTTCTCGGTCTTGTCGTCGCTACTCGGAGACGGAGCGAGGTACGCTTGGATGCCGCCGATGATCATGCCGCCGCCCAGGCTGATGAGGAACGGCGCGATCACGCCGCCGCCTGGGATGAAGTAGGCTGCGATACCGGCTGCGACTAACGCAGCGCCGACGGCGATCTGGACATAGCCGCCGTTCTTGCCGACGCTGAATTGCGGAATGATGTGGAGTTCATCGACTTCCAGCGGGGCCATCAGGGACTCGATCGAGCGATGGCCGATGACCTCGATACGATGAGGCCCTTCGATGAGACGAGGCTGGAACTGAGGAAGGAGTCGGGTTACGTGTTCGACGGCTTTGGCCGGCGTTTCGGCGTCGAGAGTGATCGGTCCTTCATGAAAGGAAGCAAGGTATCCGTGAAGGAAAACCTTAACTTTCAATCACCACCTCTCCGTCTACGACGATGTACTTCGCGATGCCGTCGATCCCAATGATGTAATGCGCGTGGTTCGGCCAGTTGAGAAAGCCGTGGTAGTCGTCGCGCGTGAGAACTTTGGACGTGCCCGGATGAGTGTGGAACGTGGCCACAGCGTCCGGCATATACTTGAGGAGGTCTTCGCCTTTGATCTCGGCGCCGTTGCGCGGATCGGCGCACACGTTCTCGGCCTCGATGACCTCACCGTCCTTCATCACGAAGCCAACCCGTTCGAACGGGCCGCCATCAAGATACTGCTGAAGGTCCAATGGGAACGTCCTTGAGTTGAACGACGGTGCGAATGGGTTGGTAATTGATGCCCTGGTGCCGGTAGACGCCGAGGGTCGCGTTCCGCCACATGCCGGAGTACGGCTCGACAGTGGATCGCGCTCCAATGAAATGGTGTAGGATCTTACCATTCTCAACGAAAACGGCAGCATGGTTCGGCACCGACGACCGGAAGGCCATCAGGATCAAGTCAGCCGGGCGGTAGAACGTCGGATGGCATTCGAGAATGCGGAAGCCGACCTTGTGGACCAGCTTGGGGTACAGATTGATCGCGGGCTCTTTCCAGAACTCGACGGGGCGCGCGAAGTTAGGAAATTCCAGTCCGAAATTTTCGGAATAAAAATCTCGAAGGACTGCGAGACAATCCGTCGAGCCATAGACAAATTCGCGACCGAGGAGATGATTGTATTCGAGCACTCACCGGATATGGGAGTGCTAGTACATCTTCCCAACCACTTCGTTAGCCCTTGCCATTCAGCTCCGGGAAGGGCTTC